GATCCCATGCGCGCTGATCAGGCTTCGCCTGCGTCGCAGCGATAAACTCGGCGACGTTGTTCAGCATCTTCTCGGCTGTAGCGTCTTGCAGAGGCATTAGGAAAAACTCCATGCGAGCATCAACATCGCCACGAAGGGCACGAACATGATCGCCAAGCACTTGACTGTTCGTCGTTCGTTTCGGTCGTATCGATAAGGCATCACGCCACCTGCATTCCGGCGATGCTGTTCGCGGCAACCGTATTCACCATCGCGTACACGGCGCGATGAAAGCGCGAGACGCCCCAGCGATAATCCTTGGAGAAACGGAAGCCGGTGAGCATCAGGACCGGGGCGATCAGGTAGGCGGTGGCTGTTCGGATCATCTTGGCGGCTCCATCTGGCGTCTGCTTCGATGGATTAGTATGCGCATGTGAATTAGGTGGCGTCAATACATATATGCATAAAAGACGAAAAAAGTTTACGGCAGGTTGGCTGACCTAAACTTTATGCGCGGATATGCAGGGCTACTTGGGAGCGATCCAAGCGATTTTAGCCGCCCAATCGACGGGCTGGTCTAAAAGGACAGGGGCGTTCACTGAGTGAAGGTCGTAATGGGCGCGCTTCCGGCCCGGATAGAGCGTTTTGATCAATACCCGGCCGTCCCTGAGGCCCACGATGCACAGCCTGGCATAAAGGGATTCGTCGGGTGGCTCCCGGCGATTGTCATAATAGACGGTCCAGCCGTCCTCCAAGGTTCCCGACATGCTGTCACCACGAACGGTGACCGCTACGAGCCCCGGAACCCCTTCTTTTGGAGGCATATCAGCTTCCCCGAAAGGGCCTTGTCCATCATCGAATGTGATGGTTCCCCCCAGACCCGCATAGCCCACTATTGGAACAGTTGTCATATTAACGCCGAGTTTACGGTTAGCGAGCCGTAAATTCCGGGCTATCCGTTCAATGGCTACGGCATGATGAAGTTCCGGTGGTTTTCCAGCCAGCCAGCGCGACACAGAAGCCTGTGAAACCCCGAACATGTCCGATAATTCCGCCTGGGTCTTTTCGGTTTTGGCCTTAATTGCCTGAACAACGGCCTTGTAATCGGTTTTTGCTGCCATCCACAAAGTATGCACTCCCGCATTGCGAAAACGAATTCGTAAGCGCATACGGGGCTTGACAGCCGGATATTCATATGCGCATGATATGCACATGAACTCCGTCGAATATATCAGAACCAAGGTTTTCAAGCTGGAGCAGGCGCCCTTCGCGGTGATTGCCGGCGTCAGCCAACCGACTGTTTCCCGGTGGGAGCAGACGGAAATGGAAAATTCAGAACCAAACCGCAAGGCGATGGACCGCATTCGCAGTGAGGCCATCAAACGCGAGTTGGACTGGAACGATAGCTGGTTTTTTCAGTCCTTTCCTGATGAGCCGATCGCCGAGACTTCCGAACGGGAGTCGGCCGCATGACGCAAATCCTCAACGACCCTGACACCATCGGCCTGATCGTTCTTCTGATCGCGATCAGCTTTGTCTTTTGGCATGGGAGGAAGCACGCATGATCCTCGCGACATACATCACGACGTTTCTTATCGGATGGACACTGATCAGCATCGTGTTCGGGCTGCTTCTCATGACCCGCAACAGGATTGAGCGGCGCCAGAAGCATCGGAGATTCGCGCGATGACCATCGCAGAAATCATCCACAACGCCGCGCCGTACATCTTTGCATTTTTCGCAATCAGCGTTGCTGTATGTGCGCTTTACCCATGGTCGCGCGCATGAGCATGGCACTGCCAAACCCGTGGATTTCCGCGCCGTCAACGCCTTCCGGCGCGGGAACGGTGGCTGTGTCGATGTCGCCCCTGACTCCTGACGCAGCCACCGACCCCTTCAATGACGAGCCGCTACCGCTGTTCCTGACGGAGCCGGTGCCGATGATGGATCGCGATCTTGAGGCGCTGCTGCGAGTGATTTTCGGAGTGACATCATGACATTCCGGGTTGGGCAGAAAGTGGTTTGCGTGGATGCAAGCTTGCCGGCCAATCCTTGGCATCGCAATCACCCGCTGGTCCATCGTGCAATTTACACCGTTCATTCGTTGACCAACAGTCTGAATTGCATCGACATCGACGGCTCGGAGCGCGCTTGGCAGAATTACCGCTTTCGTCCCCTCGTCGAACGCAAGACCGATATCTCGATCCTGACTGCATTGCTCGTTCCCGGCATAAAGATTCGGGAGGACGCGGTTTAGTACCTTCCCGCTCGCTTGAGAGAGCAATAGCCAAGTCGGCTCGTTATCGTTGCTCATGCGGTTCAATCGTTGATCTCTAAATCGTCAAGCAAGTTATACCCGCTAAAATTAACTAAGAATTGGAAAACCTTTCCGAAGAATTAATTGGGTTGTTGAGTGGAGTAGGTCGGATGAGACGAGAGATAGCACTGATAGCAGGTCCAAGGGATTGGAATGACACTAGAGAGAGTTGGCTGGCCCGCGTTCCTGAAAAAGTTGAACGGCTAACTGCCGCAAAACTGTCTTACCGCATGATCAAATCCGCGTTTTATGGAGAGCTAAGTGACAAGCACTGGGCAGCCCTTGAAATACACCGAGCCGTCGAAGTCATCGAAGCCCAGCGTGAATACCGGAAAGCGGCCGAGCGACAAGCGACGCTTAGTCAGCGCCTTATCGTTATTGATCAGGATTTTCATGAGCAGGCGATTGCTCTGGCTTTCAGGAATCTTACAAAGCTTCGCGGTGGCAATCAGTCCTGAATTGATGGGAAAGTAGATGGGCGGAAATAAAAATACGATTTGGACCATCCAACAAGACGAATTCTTAAAACTCCTTATGGGGAAGGGGTTTTCCTATAGTCAGATTTCCCGCGCAATGGCAGCCGAGCATGGCTGGGTTTACACCCGAAATGCCTGCATTGGTCGCGCCCGACGTTTGAAGATGGAGCAGCCCCGGCGCATCTTCATACGAACGACTCCGCAAGAACGTCATCGTCGCCAGGGCGAACAAAGGCGATCCAAGCGCTGGGCTAAAAATCCTTCACTTGCACAATTCTACGAAAAAAGGATGCAGCAAAAAGAAACGCGCGCTCGTTTTCTTGCTGCCGGAACATTGGCCACATCACCTGCATGCCGAAAGCACATGCCAAGACTTCCAGAAATGACCCGTCACGAAATGCGGGCGATGCTGACGCAGGCAATTCGGAACACGGCTGCGCTGGAGATTTTATCATGAAAACAATTTCGATGGAATATTTCGAGACGCTCGAGCAAAGCCGCAAATGCAAGCCGAGGTCCAAGCGCAAGGCCATCCTTTTAAACAGGCTGGTCAATCTTGTGGTGAGACAGCTTCGCAAGGAAAATAGGACCGCATGAGCGTTCGCATTCTCATAGGTGACGTTCGCGAACAGTTGCGGCTTTTGCCTGCCGATCATTTCGATTGCGTTGTTACGAGTCCCCCATATTGGGGACTCCGCGATTATGGAGTAGTCGGTCAGATCGGCCTTGAGCGCACTTTGGGCGAACATCTTGAAGTAATGGTGGACGTTTTCAACGAAGTGCGCCGCGTCATGAAACCTACCGCAACGCTCTGGCTAAATTACGGCGATTGCTATGCGACTTCCCCGAACGGACGAAGCGCGGCAGATACGAAAGCCGCAGGAAATGATGACCGGACATTCCGCGATAAGCCTTTCTCGACCGTGGGAGCCATATACGCTCCTGATCATGAGAAGGGCGACCGAAGGGGCGGCGACTGTAAACAACGCACCCATGACGTTGGCAGCGCACAGCATACGGGTCGTATCCTTGCTGGCGGTACTTTGAAGCCTAAAGACCTCTGCATGATACCGAACCGCCTCGCTATCGCCTTGCAAGAGGTGGGATGGTGGGTTCGGTCGGAAATAATCTGGGGCAAATCTAACCCAATGCCAGACTCCTCCGGTCGCTATCGCCCGTCTACTGCGCATGAAAAGATATTCATGCTCGTTAAGTCGTCAAAGTATTTCTACGACTCTGAGGCGGTTGCGATGCGGCCAAAGCAATCGTTTGTAGACCGATGGGCACAGGATGTTGAATCGCAGTCCGGTTCCACGCGGGCCAATGGTGGAGCAAAGACCAACGGCACAATGAAGGCAGTTGGGGACAAGCAGCGCGGCCATTCTCGCCGCCATCAGGGTTTCAACGATCGCTGGGGCGGCATGACGAAAGAAGAGCAGACCGAGAATGGCAGACTGCTACGCAATTATGAACCCGCTCCGGTTCAAGTTTGGGAAATGGCGACCCACGCTTATAGCGATGCGCATTTCGCGACATTCCCGCCGGAATTAGCCGAGCGCTGCATTAACGGCGGATGTCCGACTGGCGGCCACGTCCTAGATCCGTTCGGTGGCGCTGGCACAACCGGACTCGTGGCTGACCGTCTTCAACGCAATGCGACTTTGATCGAACTCAATCCAGAATATGCCGCGCTTGCACGCAAACGCATTGATGGCGATGCGCCTCTGTTTGCAGGAGCGGCAGAATGACGGACAAAATCTTTCATTTCGTTCGCCACCATGAGGTCCCGGCCTATGAGCGTATCGGCTGGACTCGGCACCCCAGCCTTGATGGCACACACCACGGTGAATGGTCGGCTTTGATGGAATGGACTGGCTCCGGCGAACCCGTCAAACCTTTCTTTCTGCCACGTGAAACAAATTCAGACGGTATCCACCGCGTTCTCGGAACAACCAAAACAGGAAGAGAAGATGAGCGAGAAACGGCCAACAATCAGTGAAGTTGTCGCGAAGGCAATTTATGAATCCCATGTATTCAAGAAACCATGGGACCATCCCGACACAATCAAGATTTGGCACCCGATCAAGAAGGCTGAGGCCAAGGCCGCAATAGCGGCTTATCACAAATATGTCCGTGCTGCATCGGGAGGTCATAGATGAGCGAACCGGGGCATAACGGACAACTCAAGGCAATATGCGAACGCATCAACCGGCTGGAGGACGAAAAGAAGGAAGCCGGCAAAGGCATCGCCGAGATTTATCTCGAAGCCAAGGGGAACGGCTATAATCCTAAGGCTATCCGCGTGATCGTTCGCAAGCAGCGTGCTGATGCCAAAAAGGTGGCCGAGCTTGAGGCGGATGTTGACGCCTATATGGTTGCATTAGGACTTGCATGATGGTCCTGACCCCAAAAAACTGGAAATCGTTCCAGCATTACAAGGAACGGACGCCTTCGTGGATAAAACTCCACAAGGGATTGCTGACAGATTTCACATTCACCCGCTTGCCGCTTGCTAGCAGGGCGCTAGCGCCAATGCTTTGGCTGCTAGCAAGTGAGTATGACGAGGGGGCAATCACGGCATCCACCGAGGAAATTGCATTTCGCCTCCACATCTCGGAGAGCGACCTATCAGAAGCGCTAAGGCCCTTGATTGATTCAGGTTTTTTCATTGCTAGCGAAGTGCTAGCAGAGCGCCAGCAGAATGCTTGCCTAGAGAAAGAGAATATAGAGAAGAAGAAAGAAGAGGAAGAGAGAGAGGCGACCGCTAGCGCGGCGCCGCTCGATCCGTCGATTCCCGAACGCGAATATTTCCTTCGAGGAAGGGAAGTTCTCGGCAACAAGTCGGGAGCGATGATTGCAAACCTTCTGAAGGCCAAGGGTAAAAACGTTGCTTTGGCGAGATCTGCCCTTGAGGAAGCATCCCAAAAACAAAACCCGATCGAATATGTCGCGGCTATTTGTCGGGGTCCGCCGGCGGTTCGCCCGAATACGGCGCATCAGCAGGAACGACAGACGGGAAGGGAGATACTCGATGACATCGGTAAATTTATCAGCGGCAGCGGCGGCGAAGCAGATACTGGGATTTTACGATACGATCCCGGCGATGGACCCGAAGGCGTTCGCCGCGGGCCTCGTGGAAATCTTGTCGAGTTATCCGCGACAGGTTCTCGAACGCGCGGTTAGTCCTTCTCGGGGCGTGGCGGCGATGGTCCAGTATCCAAATTTGGCGAAGTTCAAGAAGCTATTGGATGAATGGGCCGAAGAATTTTACACAGAACAAGATCGCATTGCTCGGGCAAACCGCAAGCAATTACCCGAACCGGCGCGCGATCCGCAAGCAGAACACAGAATTTCGGAAGGATTTTCCAAGCTGAAGATCCAGTTAGAGCGCGGAATTGGGCCGTCTACTTCGACAGATTAAATCGCGGGACTGGCTGAAAGACTATTTCGCTTCGAAGCAGGAAATTTCATGAACTCCATCAAAACTATTTACCATTGGTGGGAACGTCGGAAACTGACTGAACGCCAACTCGACGAAGCCGCCCGCCTCACGTTGAGAGCAAAGCTTGCTGAGGCTCGTGAACCTGGTGGCATCATAGAAATCAGCGCCAGAGAATTGAAAGTTATGGGAAATACGTCGATTTCAGATCATCTCGGCACAACGAAACGGTAACCGCCTTCCATCCATTCTCAAGGGGCATAGACGTTGGCGCAAATAGCAAAACGAATCATCGAACGCAACGGACCAACCGCAGAACGACTCGCCATGGCTTCAGGGCACTTCCACATTGGCGATGATAGACAAGGCGTCCGGGTATACCATTTTTGCGACAGCCCTCTAGACAGGCTCTACAGCAGGTTGACGAGGCGCGCGGGAACCCATCAGGAGAAAAAACTTCGTCGGGAGTATACCGCGCTCATGAAATACCGGAACCATTGGTTTGCCGCCGGCCTTCAATCAGCTCTAGAGTCTGCGGATCTAAACCGGATATTCGCATCCGATCCAGGTTCGATGTCAGGCATGGCAAAGACTGAGAAACAGGCGCATCATCGGCAGCAATATCGGTTAGCTCGGGATGAGCTCGGCCATAAACCGGGGATTATTGTTGATAACGTCGTATGTGCCGAGACTTCGCTAGAGGTCGCCGGCTGGTCGATCGGGTATAATTCGCGGACAAGCGCGCGGGATAACGCCGAGAGCATATTACGGGGAAGCGGGCGAACGTTGGCGAGTATGTGGGGCATTGGATGACCCGCTTGACACTCCGTCACAAATCACCCCAAATCAGTCAGGCTCCTGATTTGCGCCCATTCGGGCAACGAGACGGGAATTATATACTTAAATTGAATAAAAACCTAGAAGTGCGAGCCGCCCTTAACGGGGATGTCGCGCCCGGCTTATGTTTTCCTCAAGAGTGCATCTCTGCGTTTTTTTCGCTCAGGCTCAGGCTTATTCTTGTGGAACCTGTTCCGTTGCGGTGCAGGGTTGGGCATGATCCCGCGAGATTTCATGAACAGCATGAACAGCATGAACTTCATTCCGACCTCGTAGATGAATTCCGCGTCGCTTTCGACCTTGTTGATGGGCATTGGGATTAGTTGAAACTAGAGCGTTGATTAGGAATAACCATTGAAATGTTAAATGTCTAAGCCTCCTACCGAAATCAGGTCAATCGCGCGTAAATATACCGCATCCGCGATGAAAACGCTTGCTCACATCATGAGAGAGCCAACAGCGCCTCCGGCGGCGCGTGTCATGGCAGCAAATGCATTGCTTGATCGTGGTTGGGGCAAAGCTGTTCAGGTGGCTGAAGTGACAATGCGGAACATATCCGCGCGAGAAATCCCCGACGATGAACTTGCAGATATCGCGGTCGGAAGCGGCGAAGGAACTAATCCGGCGCCGATCGATCCGACGCAGCTTAATTGATTGGTGCCGTCTGTGCGGCTTTGAGCCGGCGCGCCACCACAAGGTGCTTATCGAGGCCTTGGAAGCCGTTGAAGAGGGAGATATTCGAAAGCTCGCGGTTTTCATGCCGCCTGGTTCGGCCAAATCGACTTACGCGAGTATATTGTTTCCGCCATGGTTGATGCAGAGGCAACCAAACGCTAATCTGCTGGCTGCATCGCATACGACTGAATTGGCAGAGAAATGGGGTCGCCGTGTCAGAAACCTCGTCAACGAGCACGCCATTGAACTCGGAATTACGCCCTCCGCAGATAGCCAAGCCGCAGGAAGATGGGCAACGACGACTGGTGCTGAATATTACGCTGCAGGTGTCGGTACTGGCATTGCAGGCTTTCGTGCTAAGTTTGGTCTTATCGATGATCCCATCCGTTCGCGTCAAGATGCTGATAGTGAGCTTATTCGTGATAGGATTTGGGATTGGTACATTAACGACTTCCGGACTCGCCTGGTTCCTGGAGCGGCGGAAATCCTGATCCAGACGAGGTGGCATGAAGATGACCTCGCAGGACGAGCACTCAATCACTCCAAATGGCACGTCATATCTCTTCCGGCGATCGCTGAGGCCAATGACCAACTAGGGCGTGAGGTTGGCGAGCCTCTTTGGGACGACGACTCCTACGGCTATGGAGAGCAGCTACAGGAGCTTCGTAAGAGTACTCCTGCAAGAACATGGTCAGCGCTTTACCAGCAGCGACCCGCGCCTGAAGAAGGCGACTACTTCAAGTCAGAGTGGTTGAAACCGTATGATCATGTCCCAGACCGTAAAACAATGCGAGTTTATGGCGGGTCAGATTACGCAGTTACGGCGGATGGGGGAGACTACACTGTCCACGCTGTCGTCGGACTTGATCCCGAAGGACGGATGTACCTGCTCGACCTGTGGCGCGGTCAGACAGCTTCAGACGGCTGGATCGAATCTCTCTGCGATCTTGTACGAGACTGGAAGCCAATCGGCTGGGCGGAAGAACAAGGGCAAATCCGCTCAGGTATCGGGCCTTTCCTCGATCGACGCATGAGGGAGCGCAAGGCATATGTCTTTAGAGACCAGTTCCCCACTAGAGGCGATAAGGCAATTCGAGCGCAATCTATTAGAGGACGGATGGCGCTTGAAGGACTGTACGTCCCTATCAACGCTGAATGGTATCCCGAGTTACGAGCTGAGTTATTGTCGTTCCCCGCAGGAAAACATGACGATCAGGTTGACGCGCTCGGCCTCGTGGGACAACTACTCGACAAAATGACATCCGGTAAGCATCCGCCAAAGCCAGAGGCTCCCGCAAACATCAGCGGCTACAAGTCTGCGATGAATACTGGCGGCGAGAGTTATAAGGTATGGTGACCATGAGACCTTACAATCCAACGCCCTACAACCCGAATCCGCCGCCGAGCCCGTATGATTATGGTTGGTATAATGGCCGGCCGGGGAAACCGAGATGATGCATGAAATATTAGCGGCTGGCGCAAATATCATTATCTTACCACGGGGTAGCGATGGATTTCTCTTCAGCAAATATACCGTTTGCGTTGAGATCCATGAACTCCGAAATGGCTTCATTGGCAATGATCTGGATCAGATTTTCGCAGACGCTTTGGAATGGGTCAAGGATGTCAAATTCTATTATGGCACGCAATGGACTGAAGAGCAGATTTCGCGCATGTCAAAAGCAATAGGGTCGGCTTAGATAGATGGCTGGCCTTCCCGCTGTCCGACCCCAGCAATCACCGACTGTTATCGACCAGGGGAAGGATGACGACTATTACGATGTGGTACGCCTCAAGAGGATGTACCAGGACTATGCTGCCGCGAAGACAGCGGAAGCCGTAGAAATGGTGGACAGCCGCCATTATTACCACGGCGACCAATGGACCGCGCATGAACTAAGCAAGCTTCGGGCTCGTAAACAGCCGGTTACGACCGAAAACCAGATCGTTAAGAAGGTCAATGGCGTCATCGGGCTGATTGAGCGGCTCCGACAAGATCCCAAGGCCTATCCTCGAACCCCGAGCCATGATGAAGGTGCCGAGGTCGCGACGGCTACCCTTAAATTTGTCCTCGATAATAACGACTGGAAATCCAAATCATCTCGTATTGCGGGGTCCGCTGCGATCGATGGGATTTCCGGCATTGAGTATGATCTTGTACCGGGAGATGAAGGCGATCCGTCGCTCGAAATGCATATCGTCTATGGCGACGGGTTCTTTTATGACCCAAGGTCTTATGATGAGGGATTCACCGACGCCCGCTTTATGGGGATTTCCAAGCCGGTAGACGCCGATCAGGTCAAGGAGCTAGTACCAGAGCGCGCCGCTGAGATTGACGCCATGTTCTCCGATACCGGAGTGGACATGACGACCATCATGAGCCAGGACCGGGATAAGAACTGGGTCAGCGGAGAAAACGATCACGACCGCCGTAAACTACAGTTGGTCGATCACTGGTATATTAAGGACGGCAAATGGCGTTGGTGCCTCTACGTCGGCAATTCCATGCTGATGCAGGGCGTTTCCCCGTTCGTTGATGAGAAGGGCAAGAGCTTTTGCCGTTATAGGATGTTCTCAACTGCAGTCGATCATGATGGGGATAGGTACGGCTTTAACCGGAACCTGAAGAGCCCACAGGATCAGCTAAACCACTTCAATTCCAAGAAGTCGCATATTATCAACACTAACCGATTGATTATGGACAAAGGCGCTGTTGACGATATCGAGCGGTCGCGAACGGAATGGGGTAAAGGCGACGGTATAATTGAGAAAAATCCCGGTCTAAATATCGAACAGGACATTACAAGCAAAACAAACCAGTTCCAGGGACTGGCTGAACTTGCCACGGAATCCCGGACCTATCTTGAGAACTTCGGCCCCAACCCTTCCTTGATCGGGCAGGGCCTTGAGGATTCGTCAGGGCGCGCCATTCAGTTGCTTCAACAGGCGGCGATTGCCGAGCTTGGTCCTTATCTGGCTTCGTACAAGAACTGGAAAATCCGGGTATATCGGGACATCTGGAACATTATCCAGCGCCATTGGACATCGGAGCGATGGATTAGGGTTACGGACGACCAGAACATTGCTCAGTTTTTCCAGATCAACAAGATGGAAATCGACCAATACGGCCGGCCGGCAATCGTCAACGCGATTGGGTCGCTGGACGTTGATATCATCATCGATGAGGGTCCGGATACGGTCAATATGCAGGCCGATAATATGATGGTGTTGCAAACGCTAGGGCCGCAGTTCGCGCAAGAGTTTCCTGATATCGCAATTGAACTTTCGCCGCTTGCTAACTCGATCAAGAAGCCTGCTTTGGATAAGATCAAGGCTAAACAAAGCCAGCCCCCGCCGCCTGATCCGAAGGTACAAGCGACGATCCAGATTGCCCAGTCCAAGGCACAGATCGAGGCCCAGAGTGAGCAGGCGAAGGCATCGATCGAGCAGCAGAAAAACGCTGCCAATAGTAGCCTTGAATGGCGCAAGGCGCAGTTGCAGGCGCTTACCCAGATCGAAGTTGCGCGGATCGGCGCCAAAACGGATCAGGACAGCGGATCGCTCGCTGCAAGGTTGGAAGCAATCCTTGGCTTTGCACAGATGGCGCATGAGCAGAATGAATCGGCTCAGGACCGCGCCCATGAGGCTGTGCAGAACGATGCGGACCGGCAGCAACAGCAGACTTTAGCCGCTCAAGCGGCAAACCAGCCTGAAGGGGCAGCGGCATGACGAAGGTTTATGTCTCGGAATACGGTGTCATTCCATCCTCACAGATGGCCCAGGAACCGCCGGTGGCAACCCAGATCATCGATTATACGTCAGGAGTTGCCAGTATCACGCTTGGCGCCCAGACCCGTTATGTGAGGCTGCAAAACGACTCGATTTGCTCCATGAGTTTCACGGGGACGAACGCGGCAACGACCGATGCACGTTCCCCGGCCGAAAACATCGAATACAAGATCGTTCAGCCCGGCAGCAAGATATCTGCCATCACGAACACCTAATGGATGATAAAATCATCGCTATCGCGGTGATGGGAGCAATAGCTGTTTTCGGCTTGCTCATGGCTTTCGATCTATTGGTGCTAAACTAATCGTTCGCCTGCACGATAAAGGGCAACCCGCACTCCCGAGCGATAGAGGGAAAACGTAGTGGCACGAAACGCCAGAAGGACGAACAATGACCATTGAGAACGAGGAACTAGACGAGTCTGCACTGTTCAATGATGCCGTTTCCGATGAGCCTGTTACGGAACAGGAAGCGCCGGAAATCGTACCTGAAAAGCCTGAACCGGAAGCTGTTGCGAAGCCGGAAGCCGAGGTTGAAAAGCCAGCGGTTGACGACAATGCGCCGCAAGTACCGTCATGGCGGGTTCGGGAGATCAACGAGGAAAAGCGCGCGGCGGTTGCCGAACGTGACGCCTTGTTGGCAGAACGGCAGAACTGGCAGCGACAGCAGCCAAAGGCCGAGACGAAAGATGAAAAGGCTGCACGGCCGGATCCCCTGCTTGACCCTGAAGGCTATGCTGCCGCCGTCCGCGAGGAAGTCCGGCAGGAGATGCTTTCAGACCGTCGTGAGAACAGTCTGCAAACGGCTCACAAAGTCTACAAGGAAGAGTTTGAACAGGCTTACGCGGCTGCACAGAAGAAAGTCGATCCCGCGCTAAGGGCTCGAATGCAGCAGTCACGTGACCCCGGAGAAACCCTGATCCAGTGGCACCGTGAGGAAAAGGCCAAGGCCGAAGTAGGCACTGACCTTACCGCATACAAGGCAAAGCTGCGTGACGAAGCTCTGAAAGACCCGGAGTTTCGAAAAGCAGCAATGGAAGCATGGAAAGCCGAAGTACCTCAGAACAATGGTCGTCCCCGAATTGATCTACCCCCATCCCTGAATGGCGCAAGCCGTTCCAACGCAGCGCTTCGTTCCGCGATGAACGATGATGTTGACGACGCTGAATTGTTTAACCAAACCACCGGCTGATATCTCTTAAATTTCAGTAAAACCACCCGCCTTAACGGCGGGTTTTTTATTGGGCCGGTCATTTAGAAAGGATTTTGGCCAATGGCCCTCACTTCCAATCATGTAAATAACGAACTCATCAAATTCCGCCGAACGGCGGCAATCGACTTCCTCCGCAAATCCCGCTTCGATCCCTTCATGGGATCGGATTCGACCTCCGTCATCGTCCGCATGTCCGATCTTGTGGGAGACGGCAAGGAAATCAACATTCCGCTTGTTACCCAGATGACGGGTTCAGGCGTTGGTGCTGGTATCTTGAGGGGCAATGAAGAGCAGATCGACAGCTACGGCTTCCCGGTTTGGGCCGATTGGGCTCGTAACGCGGTAGCCAATAACCGCGCGGTGAACAAGGAATCGTCGTTCTCGATCCGCTCGACCGCTCGTTCCCTGCTTTCGGGCTGGTCACGGCGTATCGTCCGCGATGATATCATTGATGCGCTCCTTTCGATCCCGACCGCGGCTGTCCAGGCTAACCGCCTGACTACGCCAGGCAATCGCGTCAATGGTATCAAATGGTCCGCTGCGACCGCTGCCCAGAAGAATACCTGGGTGACTGCCAATGCCGATCGCGTCGTGTTCGGATCGGTGATTGCGAACTATACCACCACGTTCGCAACTGCGGTAGCTAACGTCGATTCCACCAACGACAAGATGACGGCGGCGGTTGGTTCGTTGATGAAGAACGTGGCTCAGCAGACCGGCGTTTCCGCCAGCAATCCCGGCGTTTACAACGGCCTGCCGAAGATAACCCCGTTCCAGATGAAGAGCACGGACCAGGAATGGTATGTGTGCTTCCTCGGCTCGCGGGCAATGCGCGATCTGAAGGCCGATACTGTCATGACAGCGGCCAACCGTGACGCACGGGAGCGTGAGGGTGCCGACCCGACGAAGGTTAACCCGATCTTTACGGGCGGCGGCCTGATCTATGATGGCGTGATCTATCTGGAAATCCCGGAAATCACCCAGCGTCTTCTTCTGTCCGGCGTCGGCAACGGTTCGATCGCGGTTGAACCTGTGTTCCTGTGCGGTCAGGGCGCTCTTGCCTACGCACTAGGCCAGATGCCGCGCCCGACTACCCTTGAAGACGGCGATTACGACTTCATTACCGGCATGGGCATCGAAGCCCAGTACGGTATTGGCAAGATCGCAAAAATCTCCATGGGCGATTCCAGCAACGCGCTCGTTGACTGGGGCATGGTGACAGGATTCGTTTCCGGCGTTGCAAACGCCTAATCCATCATAGCCGCCCTTCGGGGCGGCTTTTCTCTTTCATTTTCATAAGGAAAACAAACATGACTTATCGAAAAGACTGGGGTCAGCCGCAAGCCGGCCAGATCGGTGCCATTGATACCTCAAAGACTATCGGCCGCGTCGTTACGTTGGCCGCTGCCGATCTCGTTACCGGCAACACGGTGGGGGCTTTCAAAGTCCCGGCCGGCTTCTGCGTCACGGGTATCATCGCGGTACCAACCGACATGGACTCTGGCGCGGCTCTTACTATCAGCGTCGGCGATGCTGCGAGCGGAACGCGCTACCTAAACGCTTCCACCATGGGCCAGGCGGCAACTACTGTTACGACACTGGGGGGCGGACTTCTGTTCCTCAATACCGTTGACACGGAAATCCTCGTTACCTGTACGTTGCAGGGAGCGGCGTCCGTGGCTGGCACTATCGCCCTGTATCTCACCGGCTTCATTGCCCAGTAAAGGAAACCGAACATGCAAAAAGCAACTGTGACGTATGTTGCCCCGCTGGGTGACAACAAAGTAGTGGAGATGGGAGGCGTAACGTTCTTTGACGGCAAGCCCGTCGAGATCAACTCCCATGATCATCCTCACATCTTCGAAAAGCTGAAAACTAACCAGCATTTCGATATCGAAGTCGGCAAGGAGGACGAAAATTCTCCCACTCGTCCTAAAGTAAAGCGCGGCCGGCCGTCCAATGCCGACATCGCCGCCGCCAAGGCTGAAGCTGACGAGGCCGATAAGGCCGCGAAGGTCGCAACTGATAGGGCCGCTGAAGCGAAGAAAAACGTGGAAGCGACGACCAAGGCGGACGTAAAGCCGACTGCTGAGGCTAAGGCTGATGTAAAGCCGACTGCTCTACAGTCTCCGTTCTCTCCTGCTGGTCAGCAGGCGGCGCAACTCAGCAATCAGCCCGGTCAGGCTGCTCTCACGCCTGAACCAAAGCCGATCGTATAACCGATGTCAAAAACCCGCCAACAGATCCAGTTCAAAGTAATAGCGATCCTTGTTGGCGGGGACATTGGCGCTGAGCCATCGAATGAAGATCAAGCGAACATAGATGGATATATCGACTCCGAGGTCGACGAGATCAATGCAGATGGTACAACCTATATCAACGATCCAAACGATTTGGACGATGGAATATTCACGACTTTTTGTAAGCTGGTAGCGAACGCGGCCGCGGAAGAGTATGGCGGCCAGTCAAACGAGAAAATGGCCCAGCAATACCGTAACCGGATTCGCGTCATCAAGCGACCGACGCCGGGGTATGGTCCTCAGGTTGTGGATTATTTCTAGGTGCCAGGCCTTTATGAAAACCTGATGGCGCCAGCACAGCAGCCTCAGTCGCTCTGGCAGGGATTGGAGCAACCCCTATTCAATCCTCAAGTTGGTAGTGATCTTCTGTCTCAAATGTTTGCCAAGCAACAACAGCAGCGAGACCCTCGCGCGTTCATGCCGACGATTGATCCCGGCCAGACGTGGGGAGGAAAAGATAGAAATAATATCCATCCATATGATGTGCAAGTTTCGCGTACTTCTACGCTACCGCCAGAACCAATCTAATGCCAGCCGCGAAGCCAATCCCCATCCCGTTCCCGCTTTCATCCGCTCCTGGCGATAACCCACAAGAGAGCGCTGGTCGACTTATAAACTGTTATGCCGAGCCTCTTGGCAAGGATGTCGAGGCCAAGAAAGGCTTCACTCCCCCTCCTGCGGTTTGGCGCAAGTCACCGGGACTTTCGTTATTCGCGGCCTCAGGTCAGACAGGGTTTCGTGAAGCTCTGCTGGTCGGAAGTACAATCTATGCGGCATGGTCAGGAAAGGCCTCAACCTTTACATCTGTAGGTGTCGAGACGCTGCTAACGGGAACGCTCAACGGCACTGAAAAGGTATTTTGGGCGAGGAATAACAAGTCAACGCCTGATGTTGTTTGTGTGGCGCCTGCAACTGGCGGCTTTATCGCAACGAGTTCTGCGGTATCGTCATGGTCCGCAGCGGGTGCACCTAATAGCGTATGTTTCATGGATAGCTATTTCCTGCTCACCTATGGCGACGGAACGATCCAGGCTTCCGACCAGAACGCAACGACAATAAACACGCTCAATAAGACGACAGCACAATCCAAGCCGGGAGGGCTCACAAGAGGTGTGCCGTTTAACGGCCAGTATTACGCCATGGGACCTAACTTCGGTGAGGTCTATTCGGATACGGCCAATCCAACAGGGTTTCCGTTTACGCGCTCCTATGTGCTCCAGCGCGGCTTGCTTAGCCCCTATGCGATATCAGGGTTTGAAGACGGGTTCGGTTCTGCGCTGATCTGGGTGGCCGATGATAACAGTGTGGTTCAGGCTAATGGAAGTCCAAACCCGCTGAAGATTTCCTCCCCCGATCTTGACCGATTGATCGCAGGCGTTTCGAACAAAACAACATTAGAAGCCTCGGTCTATATCTCTCAAGGGCATCCCAAATGGGTGATTTCCTGCCCCACGTTTACGTGGGAGTTTGATCTAGGCTCTCAAAAGTGGAACGAGGGGCAAAGCTACCAGCAGACGCGGCGCCGCTCGATTGGTGGAATTAATGCATTCGGAAACTGGATCGTCGGCGATACCCAGCTTGGTCAGCTTCTATATGTCAATTCAGCCGCCTATGACGAGGTTGGAAGCCCGCTTGTATTCCAACTTGAAAGCGGACCAGTTCAGAACTTCCCGAACCGGACAAGGGTTGCGCGGGCTGATTTTGATTTCGTGACCGGCGTTGGTATTGCCACGGGACAAGACCCGATCGCAACCGATCCAAGCGTCGGGATTTCATGGTCCGATGATGGTGGGATCACTTGGAGCAATCCGTATATCCGCAAGTTGGGTCGGCAAGCGACGCAGCATCGTATCACGGTGCTTAGATCGGGAATGACCGGCGATATGGGCAGACGTTGGCGCCTTACGGTATCTGATCCGATCTATGTAGCTTTCCTCGGGGCCAGCCAAAATACGCAGTTGAGGAATCACTGATGGCAATTCCATTTCCAGGTCGGGACACTCCAGTTGTTGACATACAAACCGGGCTGATGACGCAGGTTTGGTACGACTACCTGATGTTTCATCAAAAGCTTGTCCAGTTGCCTGATGTGTCAACGACCGCTCCGCTCGATACGCAAGTGCTGAAATACGTCGCAGCCACCAAACTATGGACACCAAGCTGATGGGATTATTTGATCTATTCTCGAATGATACCGCCAATACCGCCGCCGCGCAGCGCAATCAAGGTTTGCAGCAGGGCTATCAGGATCTCTCGGGCCAGTACGATCAAGCCCGCGGCGCAATCAACACCGGCGCGAACACAGCCACCGGATATTACCAGCCTCTCATGGCGTCTACGGGTGCGGGTGCTGGCGCCTATGGTGATGCATCCGGGGCAAATGGTTCTGCCGGTACCGCGAGAGCATATGATGCCTTCAAAAACTCAGGTGCTTATGGCGGGTTCAATTTTGCTAACGATCAAGGATTGCAAGCGATCGATCGAACCCACGCCGCTGCTGGTAATCTAAATAGTGGCAATGCCGATACTGATGCAGCAAAATTTACAACTGGCTTAGCTGGAAATACATGGCAGAATTACGTTAGCGGATTGCAACCTTATCTCGGCGCTAATGCAAATGCCGTTGCTGGTGGCGCAGGTGTTGCAACAGGACAAGGAACTGCACTGGCAGCGACGGATGTTTCACAAGGCAACGCTGCGAATACCAATCAGACGGCACAGGGAGCGTCCAACGCGGCGGCGACGATGAACAACTATAATGTCGGCCAAAACCAATTGAATGCGCTCACTAGTGGTGCGAAGCTCGCGGGCGGCTTGTTTGGAGCCTTCGCCTGATGGCCGATATTGACCAGATCATAGCGGGCGGTGCAGGCGCAAGTTCGCGCGCCGATTTCTCCGGCTTCAATGGCATTCTGGATTCCTTCTATAAGGGCCGCGACGAGAAGGCCAAGACCGACCTACGAGATGCGTTCCAGGGTGGCGTTCCTACTCTTCAGGACGGTTCCCCTGACTTCAGCGCCATGGCAAAGACGCTGTTCCAGAAGGGTGGCCTTGATCAGGGCGTCTCGGCCTCAAATCTTGGTTTACAGCAGCAGAATCTTCAACAGAACCGGGAAGGGGCGAATTTCGCAGCGACTGGCAGAGATGGGCAATCAGACATTGTTAGTCCGCCTAGCGCCAATCGCTCAGCGACGGCCACGGTTGCGCCTGCACTGAACAAGGGCGGAAATGGGCCGCCCCAGGGCGGCATAACCCCAGCAGCCTTTCTGCAAAAGAATGGGATCCAATCCGGATATAATATGGAAGTAGCGCTGGCTGCTTTCAAACGCCTACCAAACGGCGGCATTGCTCCTGACCAGCAGTTCAATCCGGACGATCCTGCTATCGCTGCCAAGATAGCTCCTGTATTGCAGCGCCTCAAAGGCGTTGGTCAAGTGCAGCCGGGGCAGCCGGGTGACAATACCCCGCAGGGCGCACCAGCGCCGCAGCAATCCGGTCAACAGCCGCAACCGCAGATGGCGCAGGCACCACAGCAAGCTCCGCAGCAAGCTACGCAGGCGCAGCCATCACCTTTTGCAAACGCCGTTGCGGCTGGCCTGATCCCGCCCGGCGTCGATCCTAACCGTTATGTTGCCGGCTTGAAGTATCGTGCCGCGGCACTTCCCAAGGGGCCGGCTCAGGAAATGATGCAGTCGCAGGTTAATGCGATCGATAAGGCGACCGAATTGACTGCAACGCAGCGGGACTACAATGCAGCGCAGGCCAACCCGAAGATAGACGAGCGGGCGGCGCAGATGAAGGCAGACGAAGCCCGCGCAACGGGAGTGGCAACTGCCGATGTCAAAGAACAGGGAGATTATGTCACCCAAGGAAAGAAAGCATCTGACCGCCTGATTACCCTCAATTCCATCGGCAATATCATCAACAACGATCCTAATCTCACCTTGGGATTTGGAGCCGATACCGCCCTCAAAGTTAAAATGGCCTTGAAGCAAATTGGCGTCGATACCGGAGACCTATCCGGTGCCCAGGCTATTCAAAAATTGAATTCTGTCCTTGCCGCCGAATCCACCAAGTCCATCAGCCCACGTCCAGCGCAGTTCGAGTTTAAGACGTTCTTGGGTAATAATCCCGGTCTCTCTCTCGACAAGGCCGGAAACCAGCGCGTCATTGGAATTTATTCTGAACTTGCCAAGCGTGATGTTGATCTCGGCAGGCTCGCGCGCCAAAATCGAGATAATTGGGAAAATTGGGATAGTGTTGTCCAGCAATACGACAAGCAAAATCCGATCAAAGACCCGACCACGGGAAAAGTAATAACGACAGATTCGGTGATTGCGCCAAGTCCCACTAAGACGAAGTCTTCCGCTCCATCTCTTGAACCAGGAAAAACCGTAGTAAACGGACATACCTACAAAGGCGGAAACCCAAATAATAAGGCAAATTGGGAATTGCGCAGCTAATGCCAGATCCCTGGGAAATGGATTGGGGACAGACTAGTGCCGCACCTGTGTCAAGTGCTGCACCTGCGGAGAAAGCGCCGTGGGAAATGGATTGGGGCACGTCTGATAAAGGCATTGAGTCCTCGGGAAAGAGCTTCACCGATAAGCTTGGCGAAACTTCATGGGGGCATCTGGCGAAGGATGTCTATAGCGCTGTAACGCTTCCCGGCGATGTCTACGCCGGTCGCGTGGCACCAGGTAGCAATGAAGAATTAGACAGGGCGCGGGGTGCGTCGCTTATCCTTACGCCGGGGAGTGCCGCCCTAAGAGGAGGGGAAGGCGTTGCGGGTGTGGCTATGCTCCCGAAGTCAGAAGCATCTCCTGCGATAGGTGCAGCCCAGACGGCGGTTGATTTGGGGGCTCCGCTTCCGGTTGGATTGGCGAGTGATAGCAAAGCGCTTCAGGCTGCGACCAAGGCGGCTCAGCAATTACCTCTAGTCGGTCCAAAGATCACTGAACAGGCCGCAAAAACGGTGGGGGCTGCTGGAGAACATGTCGGAAATATCGCTGATGAATTATCTGGCGGTGTTTCGGATCGTGCTTCTGCTGGCGCTATCCTTCGTCCTTCCCTCAAAGGCGTAATCGAAGGCAATAATTCGCGCATAGACGATGCGTTCTCTTCGCTTCGTAAGATGTTGGATCAATCGTCTCCGACTGAACTTCCTGTAACAGAGAAGATTCTAAAGCAGATCGTTTCCGATCGAGAAGCAGCCGGCCATCTTAACCCGAAGTCCGGTCTTGAGGATGTGCACAATCTAGTTGACAAAGGCGCGACCTTTGACGGATTGCAGCGGGCGCGCTCTGATGTCGGGAATACGCTAAACTTCGGCGAAGCAAATCCGGGGTTTAATGCCGGTGATCTGAAGCGTGTCTATGCTGGCATGTCGAAGGACATGGAGAGTGTAGCGTCTCAGAGCGCTAAAGATGGAGTAGAACCGCAGGCAGCGGTGCAAGCGCTTAGGGATGCTAACGCAACTGCCGCTCCAATTATCGAATCCAATAAGACGCTCCAACGCCTGACAGGAATCAAGTCAGATGAAAGTTTGGTTGGCACGTTGATCCGGTCATCGCAAGACAAAACCGGCAATGTGAAGATGCTGGCACAACTCAAGCAGGGCATGCCGAAAGAGGATTTTGAGCAAATCTCCGGACAGGCTCTTGCCGAACTTGGTCATAATAATTCTACCAGCAGATTCAGCTTAAACCAGTTTGCTACCAAGTGGGATAAGCTTGGCGATCGAGCAAAGAGCGTGATGTTCTCCCCCGAGCACAAGACTTCCTTGGATGACATCGCGGCGCTCGGCAGGCATTTGAAGGATGCCGACAAATTCGCCAATACGTCTAACACGGCCGGCGCGGCCGCTTGGGGTAAGTTGATAACGAGCGGCGCCGCTGCGGTGGCGGCATTGTCATACGGCGACGTTTCTCTATTGCTAAAGGGACTAGGAGCGGCCGGAGGCGGTCTTATGTTTGCTCGCCAACTTGCTAAGCCTGCGGGGGCGTCTTCGATTGCAAAATGGACACGGGCGGCAGTTTTGGCAGATCATGGTCATACGCCGGCAAGGTTGGCCTCTTTTCGGATGGCGACCCGGAATTTATTGAATAACCAAGGCCAAACCAGTCTTCCGCAATCCAGAGCGCCCCAGCAGCAATAAGCATGGGGCCAATCCACCAAAATCTTCCGCCGCCTTCGTGACTGCGGATATCAGTGCTCCAGAATATCTCTGCCGGGTTCGTCCATATAACGGAAATTGGATGCTCCCAAGCGATCAGCAGCAGAACACCACTCGCGATCAAAGCTAACGCCACAACAAATTCAACTGAATTTCGAAGCCGTCCTTTGGGGCGGCTTTTTGCATTCGAGGCTTCCATATGGCTGGTAGTATCACCCTTTCGCTTGCCCAGCAATTTGCCCCCTCGGGATCTCCATATAGCGGAGCCTTGGTATATTTCATTCAGGCCGGAACCGTCGCTACGCCTCAAAATGCCTTTCAGGACTTGGGCTTAACGCTGCCCTGGCCTAACCCGTACACGCTTCTAGCCGATGGCCGGATGCCGCAGGTCTACTTTGCGGACGGCTATATCAAGGTCAGGATGACTGACTCAACCGGCGTTCAGATATTCAATCATGACAATATTCCGGTAACGGGGCCAAGTTCGGGCGGTGGAGGTGGAGGCGCATCGATCGATCCGACCACTATCCTGACAACCGGCGATATCAAGGCCGTCTATGGAACGGGGGTTATTACCGGATTTGTTCGCGCCAATGCAAGGACGATCGGATCAGCCACCTCGGGCGCGACTGAACGGGCAAATTCGGATACCTCTGCACTGTTCGCGTTTCTCTGGAATGTAGACGCTGGCTTGGCCGTTTCAGGTGGTCGCGGCATATCAGCGGCGGCTGACTGGGCTGCTCCCAAGACCATTGCATTGCCCGATTTCCGCGGCCGCGTTCTCGCCGGGTTTGATGACATGGGCAACAGCGCGGCGGGAAGATTGACCCCCACGTCAGGCATGTCCGGGTTCGGGATTGGTGGCGCCGGAGGCGCGCAGACGTATGCACTTACGCTTGCTCAGGTGCCGGCTGGGATAACTTCTTCTGGTGCATATTCTGATATTGTTCGCGGGTCTCTAGGTAATTTCTCGTTTGGAGTCGGTGGCACTGCAATCAGTGCAGGAAACGGGAGTGGAGCGCTAAGTTCGACTGGATTATCCCCTAGCGGAAATTTGACTTCCACCAATACTGGAGGGCTCGCGCATCCAATTATCCAGCCTACCATATTCGTAACGACATATTTGAAGCTCTGATCATGTTCACAGGACAAATAGCCGTCATCAGCAATCGCGCCACATGGCAGAGTGACACTTACGAACTAGTGGACGATACAGATGGGACTACAACCGACCTGACTAATCCGGCGATCAATATACAACTCGCCCCTGGCTGGTCCATCGTCAGTTCAACAGGTCAGGTGTTCGATATCGTAGTCACCATCAGGGACATCGACGGCGGGTATGGATTGCTCAATTCGAGTGGATGTATTCTAGCTACTGCATCAATCGCAAACGGCAAGGTCACAATACCAGGCCCTGGATTTCAATGGCAGTTCGAAGTTGCGGACCTCGCCTATCTATGCGCCGGAACTTATCGCATCGGGGCGAAGGTCACGATCAACGGATTTGTAAACGATCTGATCGACGGAACGATTGCCGTGATCGAGGGAAACTGACATGGCGATAAAGTTAAAAATCAGAACGCAGTTTCCCGCTGTAGTTACCGTCGCAAGTCCTTTGCTGTTGGCAAAAACCGGACTTCTATATGCGTTCAGTTTAGATATCAACGCACTCCCTGTCGGTCCGGCTGGGCCAACGGGGGCAACGGGGCTAACGGGGCCGGCCGGGCCAACGGGGCCGGCGGGGCCGACCGATCCCGCCAACATCAATTATACGCCAACGTGGCTCGGCGGCAACACCCGTAACCTCGCGGACAAACTTGCCGACCAGTACAACGTGTTCGATTTCATTCCAGCCGCGCAGCATGCTGCCATCACCAATGGAACTACGACATACGACGCAACGGCAGATATCAACGCCGCAGTCGTGGCCGCCAACGGCGCCAATCTGCATTTTCCGTCGGGCACGTTCCGAACCACAGGCATCAAGCGACTGACCAGCGCCACCGCCGAGTTTGTCAACGGCATGAATCTGGTCGGTCAGGGGCGCAGCACCAACATCGTACTGACCGCCAACAATGGCGCGGCGCTGCTGTGGGACGTAGGTTACGTGCCAAACGGCACAAGCGCGACGGCCGGCAAATATACCCGCGATTCTTCGGTTACCGGCATGTTAATCACGCAGGCCGCTGGCGTTACCGGCGGCGACGGCATCCGGCTGACGGCGGCATGGAATGTCCGCTTCACCGATGTATGGGTGGAGTTCATGTCTGGCAATGGCGTCTACGTGCCCTATCGTTCCGATATTTATGCCGCCGTTTCGGATTACTGGCAGTGTTTCTCGCTGAATTTTCAACAGTGCGCGTTCACCAACTGCACACTGTGGGGCGTCAATTTTGCCGGCGGCCAATCCCCTGGCCTATGGCAAATGCAGTTTGCGACCATCGCCAACAATGCCGGCGGCGGTATCTATGACACCACCGGGCAGTTCATGTTCACCGACAATCTGGTGGTGGCTAACGGTACCTATAGCGCCGCCGGAGGCATGTTGATAGACGCATCGGTCGAGGGCGTCAGCTTCAACGCCACCATCGAGCGCAACGAGTTCGATACCAACTTCAATTATCACATATGGATGCTGCGATGCCGGAATCACCGCATCGCGCAGAACCGCTTTTTGTCGCAGACCTATAACAGCACCACTGGCCCGACACTGACATCCGGATCGGCGTTCATGCGGCCGCAGAACCATGTAGTACTCGGCGACGGCGGCACCAAGGAAGTCTGGAACACGACATTCGACAGCAACTATCACCGCACGGTGACCGGCGCTGGACCTACCACGGCCGCAGTCTATGCCTACATCATGACCACGGCATCTACCTCAGTGCTGCGCAATCGGTTCCTCAACAGCGACGCCGGATTTCGCGATGGCGTCAGCCAAAACTCGTCAGGGATGGTGCGCTATTCTGGTCTCGACGTGGGGACCAGCGCCAATTCGATCGTCGATGGCAACAAGGTTTGTGTCGTGGCGTTTGCCAGCGTTGCGACTTCCGTCGCAGGAACCGCGACGCAAATCACGTTTGGGACTGACAGCATCGACACGCACGCAGCGTTTTCGGCATCCGCGTTCACGGCTCCGATAGCCGCCCGCTACAAGATTGCCGCGGCGGTGCAGATCGCCTCCTTGACTCTCGGCAACACCGTGACGATCAGCATTTACGTCAACGGCGTCGCGAGCCGCGTCGTCACCTTGTATGCCGGAGGATTGGCCGCCCAAACCTTTGCGATCGATGATGTGGTGATGCTGGCGGAAACGAACGTCGTGACCATCTTTGCGACGCAAGACAGTGGCTTAGGCAAAAACACCGTTACCGGCAGCGTCACAAAGATCGACATCACGCAAGATAGCTAGGCAAAGCTTTGACGCGTGTCCGAAAATCAGGATCATCAAATGATCGACTTGGCAAAGCTTACCGCAGCCAATCTGTCGCGATGGAACGCAGCTTCAGTAACCCATAGCCTGATCCCTCTGGTAGACGGCGTTTCCCATAGGCTCGTATCCGCCAAGCAGCGCTATGTCACCGTTGCCTTGAAAACTACTGTGCCCTGGCCTGTCATCGCCGTCATCCATGAGCGCGAATCCTCGCAGAGCTGGCTGGCATCGCTGGCCCAGGGAGACCCGTGGAGCCGGCCTTCGATCCACGTTCCGCGCCACCGCGGTCCATTCCCGTCATGGGAAGCCGCGGCCGAAGATGCCCTGGTTATCTGTCCACCACATGCTGCCGCATGGAAAGACTGGTCGATCGGCGGCGCGCTGACGTTGCTTGAGCAGTATAACGGGCTGGGATACGCCAACATGAGGCGCCCATCGCCATACGTCTGGGCATCAACTGATCGATATCACAGCGGCAAATATATAGCCGATGGGCATTACGATCCTAATGCTATCGACCATCAATTGGGCTGCGCCGCACTTCTGTCAAGAATGTCCCTGATCGACACTACTATTCCGCAGGAGTGGAAGACGTGAAGACAGCCTTCATTCTCGCCATCCTGCTCGCGCCCGCCGTAGCCTACGACCGCACATGCTATCGCATGGGCTTTGTATGCGATTGTGCCACGGGGATTTGCGAGAATGGAGCGGTTGCGCCACGCAAACACCATCCGGCACATCGTAAACCGGAGTGGCGAACGTGAATATTCTAGTCCCACTCGGATTTCTTATCTTCGCTGTTTGCCTCCTTTACGCGATAGCAACATGGGGAGGGACAAGACCATGAATAATAATGAGCAGGAATATTGAAATGAACTTAGCACCTTCGCAAGATCAGGTCATGGCACAGTTGCGCATCCTGATTCCCGCAGTCGCCACCGCTGCTACTGCCTTCGGCGTAAATTCAACTGCTGCCGGAAGCTGGGAACAGGCCGCGCTCGCCTCGATCGCCCCCATCTCTTACGTGATTGTTGCGACATGGTCTTTCTTCGCCAACACCCGCAAGTCGATCATTACAGCGGCTTCCAAGCCCGTCGAGCCAGGTGTACCAGCGCCGCAGATCATCCTGCCCTCGCAGGAAAAGGCGCTCGCTGACCAACTATCGTCCAATGTTACATCAAAACCGAAGACCACATAAAAGGAATATTCAAAATGAAAAAGCTGTTATCGATCGCGGCACTCGCTCTTAGTCTGGGCGCTTGCGCCCAACTGAAGGGCGAATATGCTCTTGCGACTACATCCACGGTGCCGTCAAGTGATGTGGTCCTCGCGGCCAATTCCTTCGATATCCTTAAGGCCACGGCAAGCAACTATGGGAACTATTGCATCAATCAGAATTACCCCAAGCCGGTCTGCTCCGCAGCAAATCGGCGATTGGTGATCAAGGCCGTGAATTCCGGAGCTTCGGCGCGCATCCAGCTTGAATCGTCGATGAACACCGGTCAGCCTGCGTTATCGACGGTCTACAACATTCTGATCGCGGCTGTGAAAAATCTCAACGCATCTCCCATCAACACCGTGAAAGGGTCGTAATATGATTTCGTCCACCATTCTGGCCGTACTGGCCATGATCGAATCGTTTCTTCCTATTCTTGGCACGTCCTCGGCAACGGTTACGATAGTCGAAAACATCATCGCTGCGCTTACTTCGCTGCTGCCATACATCATCGATGAGATCAGCACGGTGTATACCGGGGTGAAGAACATTATAGACCAACTGAAAAACTCCGGGGCGCCGTCAGCGGATCAGATTACGGCGTTACAGTCACTCGATGCCCAGGTCGACGCGGAATGGACGAAGGTGCAGGCCCAGATCGACCCGGATGCGCCGGGCGGCGTGCAGTGAGAGATGAAGCTATGACGACACCAACACAGCCACAGATCGACGCGCTTTTCAAAGTGCTGCGCAAGGACGCTGATGCCAGCGGTTATGGATGGGCAATCGCGAACGAAAAATTACAAGAGATGGCGACGGACGGTGCTAGGGCGGTGATCAATGCCGCTCCGCCAAAACCCGCTGCCTGACTTAGAAGGCTGAAATGACCACTTTCGAATGGACGATGGTGTCCATATCAGCCGCCGGTTTCCTGGTTACGGTCGGTGGTGTGATTGCCGCTTGTGTTTGGGCCGTCTCCAAAGTCAGGCAAAGCACCATTGAACACATAAATGATGAGCGCGTTCAAAGAACCGTGGCCATCCAACATGCAATGGCAAAGTTTGATGAGACGCAGGACGAGCAGAATCACAATTTCGGAGAGGTCGGACTTTCCTTGAGGCGCTTCATAGAACAAATCGAAAAGAAGGTTCATGAGGTCGAGATTTGGGGCCGCGACAACTACGCGCTCAAGGATGACGTAGCCAATGTTCGAAAGGACATCAAGGAGATGCGGATGGAGATCGTGACCGACATCAAGGAACTAGGTAGAAAGATCGACAGCAAATAGGAGAATAGCTATGGTTGGACTTGCGATCTCGATCCTTTGGTTAGCCATTGGAATCATCTGTGTATGCGGTTGCATCTGGCTTTTGCTCTACGCAATCAAGCTGTTCGTTCCCATCCCCGGACGTATCGAGCAACTGGTGTGGGTGATCGTACTGATCCTCTGCCTTATATTCGCACTGACGTTACTAGCCGGCAGCGGGGGTGGGAGCGCTGGCATCAATCCCTTTCACCTCCAGCGATAGGCTTTGTCCGGACCTGAACGATTGCCCTTACCCAAGGGCGTCAGAACAACCCGAGTTGCCACCGGCCGATCCGCACACGCCAAGCATCTGCCGTGGATGCTGAAAGCCATCCCCGTCCTGCTGCTGCTCACCGTGCCAGCCGTGGCCGCAGATAAACCGACAGCTATCGAGTGTTTTGTCGTCAGAAAAGCAGTCGAGAGCTACGGCGAAGCCGCAATGATCAGTTTGGCGCGGGCTAAGGGTATGAGCGAATCTCAAATCGACAAAGCCAAACGCTGTCTTAAGTAATCCGCGCCGGACGGATTCCGGTACATCCCGTAGAGGAAGAACCACGATGGCTAACCACGATGAACAGGCAATTGAGAAGGAAATTCAGGCGAAGGGTCTGAATGCGCCGCGCCTCAATCCGCAGCATATAGACGACACGATCAAATCCGAAGCCTACTACGTTTTCCCCGGCACAACTATGACGGTTTGCGCGCTCACCCTGCGAAACGGTTTTCAGGTAATCGGTGAGAGTGCTGCCGCATCACCGGAAAACTTCAATGAGGAAATCGGACGAAAGATTGCGCGCGATAATGCCCGCAATAAGATTTGGGCGCTGGAAGGATATCTCCTGCGGTCGAAACTAGCCGCCTAATCCCGTCAGCACCGGGTATCGTGCGTCCTCCCAAACTTAGCCCGGTGGCTTAACGGCCATCGGGTTCTTTTTATCCAACATCATCGGAATCATCATATGTATCGCTTAACCGCGCGGGCAATCGCAATTCTATTGTTTGCAGCTTCGATAGCTGCGGCAAGTGCGTTTGGATTAGGCGAAGGCGATCGATTCGGAAAACTTGGGGCCAAGGGAAGAAGCGGAACGGTGACGCCGCCCGCATGGACCCCGAAAACACCGGCTGGATTGATTGCCTGGTACAAGGCCGACAATGACAACACTAATATATTTTCAGATACGGGCTGTACTACCCCACAAACAACCAACACAGGCACCATTGGCTGCTGGAAAGATAAAAGCGGGAATGGTTATCACGCCATCACCGCTGGGGCTAATCTCCCTACCTATTCTTTAACGGGTCTTCATAGTAAACCTACCGTAACCTTTGTTAACGGCGCACAGAATCAATATCTGTATACAGCCGCAGGGGTGGCGATGGGCTCCGGCAGCGTTATTTCTGGCTTTGCCGAAATGCAATGGGCATCAATTGGCAATTACGACGTAGTCGTTTCGTACGCCCCGCCTTCGGGTTCACCAGGTAGTACCGGAGGTACATATTTCATCTTGGCTAATGCGACTACCACCGCATTCCTCGGGGGAAAAGGTAACGTGCTTTCTGGCGCGACCACGGCTGCAGGGTTAGCTACCCCATTTAGGGGAGGATACGTCAACGATGGAACACAGGGTACTAGCTATCTAAACAATGTGGCAGGTACATCAACGGCCAACGCCAACGCAAGCATCACGGCAGGCCGAATAGCAATAGGCTCATCAATCTCCAATAACCTCACAACAGGAACAAGGTTTAATGGAAATGCCTCGGAGATCATCATCTATAACCAAGCTCTCAGCTCTGCTGACAAAACGTCGCTGGATGCCTACCTAGCGGCGCGGTGGTAGATTCTAAGGGCGTCTGACTTTACTGAGCGGATTCCTTTTTCGTCTAGCGAATAAGCGATTAAAAATCAAAAGAAATGATATCTGTAATATTCTTGATCAACAATAGAAACCATTTTCAGTATCACCATCGTGCCGAAACGCTTTACGTTCAGGGTATGCATGAGCTTGTTAGGAAGCACGCGTACCGCGATCTTTCTTAGAACTCTCGTTCCTAGAATTTTCCAGATCGCCGCGCTCACCGGGTCGATCGGCTTTGGTCTGTCGTGCAGTTTCAGCCATGGTTGGTTTTCGTAATAGGCAACAGACTTTGCTACGGCGGGCCATGAGGAATCGTCAACGACCAGATAGCCTCCCTGCCTTAATAACCGCGTAGAATAAAAAATGTCCAACATGGCCTGCTCAAAAGAGTGAAAACCATCAATCAGGATTAAATCGAATATCTCTGATTTATCCAACAGGTTCGGCAGTGCGATTTGAGATCCGTTCTCTATCAAATCAAAATGTTTTATGCCTTTGCTTTCCAGCAAATCAATGCCGGCGCGGTCAAACATGGAAATCTGAAAAGGATCGATGATGGTATGGTGAGCGTTCGGGCGTCCCTTTAGCGCGCTTGTTATTGCAAGCGAAGAGAAGCCGATCGCGCAACCTACCTCAAGCGTTTTTAAGACCGTTTCATCTTTCGCTATCGTATCATATATCATCTCGACTTCGTCTTTTGAGATGCCGTTGTATGTACTAAGACGCTTCCCAGATCGGCTAATTATATCTGACCTGGAGAAGAGATCTGAGAAAATATTGTCTACCTCAAGATCCATCGTAAAATCCCCCTCGTGCCAGGCGCGGCGCCTGGCAGTTTATGTATCCCGGCAACCTACCGTGGCGCAATAGGCGCCATCCCCGCTCCCTCAAGGGGGAGTCACCATCCAGCCGCCTCCGGGCGGCTTTTTCATGGAAAATTTGAATGGCGATAGGAGATCTAGTCGGTACGCTATCTGAATCCGGTGTCGGCAGAGCTACGTTCACGATTACCAGCAATCCAGGTCAGTATTTTAACATCAACGGGAACAGTATGGTTGAGGCGAATACCATCACACAAAATGGTATTTATACGATAAGCCTTATCGCAACTGGAATTTCAATCCCTCAACAGTTTGTGCTGGAATATATCGGTGGCTTTCCAATTCCACCTCCGCCACCACCACCTTTAACATCAACAATTTCGTCCACTCCAACCACTGTTTTTGCTGGCCAGACTGCTCTAATTTCCATCACATGGAACGATGCAGTTATCAATTTTACTCTACCTGCTTTTTCGGTGACAAGTGGAACCATTGGTTCACTGACGCAAGTTGATACGACTCATTTCACCGCCATTTTTACGCCATCTCTGAGCACCATCGCGACCGCTGATATTCAGATATTGGCCAACGATGGAACGAGCGGAGCGGTTTATTCCGACGCTTCCGGCTTGGTGTCGGCAGGCAGTAATATCGCAACGATTGCCGTCAACACGGTAGCCGGTCGGATTCCGCCTCCTGATTTCTACTTAGCTCTGAACATTTCCGGTGCGGAGGACGGGTATCCGGTATTTGTCAGCCCAACCGAACTGACCTATTGGGCAGTGCGCGGAATCAAGTATTACCGATTTCCATTCAGTTGGTCGCAGGCGAATCTGACTTTCGGAACGACCGGCATCCAGCCCATCGCTTATGGTCCGCTCGATACCACCGCCACCCATTACCCATTGCAGGGCACTAATCGACTTTTCAATTCGGATCTGCCAACCGCTGCGCCATGGTCGACTTACGCACCGTCTGGATCAATGACCGTCACGCCTAATGTCGCTACCGATTCTAACGGATTCCCCGCGCATTTGCTCTCCGCAGTGCGCCCAGATGGCACGACCTATCAGGTTTTTGAGGCTGGTCCCTATGGTTGGACAGGTCTCAATACGTGGGGGCTCGGCTACATGGCGGGGACGCCAGGTGACATTGGCAAAACCTTCCAGATGAATTTCTATCAGGGCGGTGAAATCGTTATCCAAACCTTGACCCTGACAAATTCGTGGCAATTTGCCTCGACGACGGCCAATCTATCCACGGCGCAAGTCTGGGCACAAATTACACCATTCGGCGGCAGCAGCAGCAACCTTTCAATCAACATTTTATTCTCCGAGGCCCAGGTCAACGTCGGATCGGCGCCTCTTCCGTACAAGCCGACCATTGCGGGCTATGTTCAGGCGTTGGACGATGTCTTTGATCTCGCCGATTCGCTCGGCGTAAATATCATGCTTGACTGCCATCAGTTCGGCGGTGGTCCCGGCGGGCTTGCGGTCGGATCGCCCGGACTGCCAGTTTCCGCTATGGTCGACTTTTGGAGCAAGGTTGGCGCCCGTTACGCTTCAAGGGCATCGCTGTACGCGATCGAGTTGATGAACGAGCCGGTCAATGGCTTTGATGTATCGGTGATCATGGACTGGTGCAACCAGTGTACCGCCGCACTGCGGGCTTCTCCTATCAACTTCACCGGCCAAATCCATTGTGATGGCACCAACTTCACCGGATCGTGGAATTACGTAACCGGGCAAGGCCAGCCGTTCAACAATGCTAATCTTTATCAAGTCGTTGATCCGCTCAATAATCTGGTATTCCCGTCTCACTCCTATTTCGATCGTGACTCAAGCGGCTCTAATTTTTCCTATTCAATCGAATCTGTTACCGCGGGCGTCTCGCCTCCTGGTATCGATACCAATCCAACCATTGGCCTCACACGCATGTCGAGGGAGTACATGCCTTGGCTCGTTACGCACAACGTTAAAGGAGCGCTCGGCGAATTCGGCATCAGCACCGATCCGATTTATAAGGGCGGTAATAACAACTATCCAGCTTGGCTCACTATCGGCAGGAACACCGGCGATCTCTGCCAGGCAAATAATATACCTATCATGCTGTGGGGGGCAGGACCTGGATTTGGTGCTGGTCCATATGGTTATCCGTTCTGCCCAGCGCCGTATAACCCAGCGACGGGAGCGGCCGACTTTACGGCGACGGGTGTGCAGTCGGTGCTGGTGGCCGGGTTCATCAATCACTATATCACCAATCCGCAACCACAGCCTACGGCCTACGCATTACGGCCGCCGGTCACAATTACTTCGTCTGGCGATCCAGAAAATCCAATTATCAGTACCAACTATTACGGCACTTCGGGCATCGCGACCGATCCGTTCACCATCATCTATGGAGGCATCGTTTCTTCAGGTGCCGTAATCACTCCTCACGCATACCTGTCCGATGGCGTGACTTCGGCTGGTGGTACCTTTACGCCGTCTTCGATTACCTTGACGCCCGGCGAAAACGCGCTTGCGACATTCACCTATACCCCGGCTGTCGTCGACACCCTCCTGATTTCAACAACCAATAACCAAGGCTGGACCGATCCGCCCGCGCTGGTAGTATCGACGCAGGCGGATGCATGGACGGCTATCGGAGAAACACCTTCGCCGCTGTTTAGTTTGTACCGCAGCTATACGCCGTTTATCGGTACTGCTTATCAGTTGAAGCATCCGACCACCGGTGCAATTCAAAACTGGTCGTTCACCAAAGGCGACAACCTTGACCGCGTAGCTATCCAGGCGTGGGCCGGGCAGCAGTCCGGCATTCCGGTATTGATATCATATGATCAAAGTGCGGCTGGTTTTAACAGGACATTCGCTGGCACGTTACCGACGTTGACGTTGCAAAATGCGGCTGGTTATCCAGAAATAAATCATACTACAGCGAATGGTACTTTTAATTTCGCGGTCAACGGCCGAACACAAATGACGGTTGGCGCTCGTATTAACCAAGGCGCCAGTGTCGGGCAAGGCCTGTTCGCAATGGATTGGTACACCGGACCGATTATCTGGGGACCGACATCCTTTGAAATCTATAATACCGGCTTTGTCGGAGGCACCCATGTCGGGGGCGAGGGCAATCCAACTGTTTTCGTTGCTACTGGGATCGTCTCCGGCGCGTATCACGATTATTCCGTTACTTATTCGTCAGGCGTTACCAATGGGCTGATCTCATATAAGGATGGAACGCAATTCTCGACAGCGACCTGTACTTACACGCTCAATGCTGCTTTCAGTACGCAGGAAGTATTTTTTGGTGATCGCCAATTCGGCAGCGGTAACTGGAACGGGCAGGAGCAGGATCTATGGTTCATCCCCGGCGTGTCGCTGACTTCAGGCCAGCAAACGACACGTCTTGGTTACGAGACGACGCACTATTCGACGCCGCTGCCTGACACGCTGCCGCCGATCCTGACCAAAGTTTCCAACGGTAACGCCACTTCCGGCGTCGCCGGGACGCCATTTTCCGCCTTTGTACTTCAGGATGTGGCTAGTACTTCCGATAGTATCGTCTTTACCCTGACCGGCAATGCTGCAACCCTGTCTGGCACCGGCCTTACTGGCACCGGCCCCTATACGCTGACCAGCGATACTGTCGCCAATATCAACACCAATATGCAGGCACTCCAGTTTACGACGACTGGAGCGAGCGGCGCGGTCACCGACGTTGCAATGGTGGTGACTAGCTCGACCGCGTTGACTTGCAGCGCAAATCCGACCGTTACCATCTCGACCGCAGTTGCCCCGGTGATATCCGGGATGGTTGGACCGAACGTTTCCGAAACTCAAGGCGCGCCGGCGCTCTGGAAAGTTAGCGTTACCGATGCTAATCCGTCGCCACTCGTCAGCGCCTCGATTGCGGTTTCTGGCTCTGCCGGAACGCTTTCGCATCTCGGAGTAGTAGGCCAGCCCCTCACCGATCCATGGGATGCCACGCTAGCACCGTCTGGCACAGGTCCATACACATTTGCAGCGATGACGCCTGCAAAGCTCACGCGAGCACTGCGTAATCTACTGTGGCTTCCAACGACTACGACGGTAGGCACCACGACGACCTTTGCGCTGACCGTCACCAACAGCGTTGGGTTGACAGCGAGCGCTTCGAATACCATCACCAATATCGCAGCCGAGGCAATGCCGACGCCGTTTACGCCGGTTGCCACTGCCGGTACGCTTCCCCGGCATTACAAAGGCTTCGATTTAGGCGGGGGCGATAACTGGACATCTCCCGCCTATCCCAACGAGTCTAACTTCTATACGTGGGCCGCGTCAAAAGGTCTGAACACCCTGCGTGTCTCATTCCTGTTCAGTCATATGCAGCAAGTAGGTTCTGCGGTAGTTGCGCCCGGCGTAATATCGCAGCTATTTGCCAATTTCAATTCCGCTCATATCTTGGCGTTGCAGTCCTGCGTCGAACAGGCTCGCGCGAACGGACAATATGTCATTCTGGATGACCACTCTTACGGGGGCACTATAAATCCGTTCCCGGTCGGCACTGTTGACGAGGTTAGTCAGGCGTACGGTGGAACCTATTCCTTCCCCGTGTGGGGTTATGATGTCAGAGTTCCGAAAGAAGGATTTGGTGACGCCTGGGCGCGGATGCTCTCTTACTTCCTGAATTATCCAAATATTTTGCTTGGAATCCAAAATGAACCTAACTGGAATACGACGGGCCATTCGCCTGCAATGATGGCGGCGGTAACGGCGAAAATTAGGCCAATCAGTTCCACGGTCACCTACATTATACCTACCGTCCCAAATGTTTTCTCATTCAAATATACCGAGTGGGCTGGGTATACCGATCCTGTTGGTGGCCCATTCCTGATGGATACCCATCAGTACTTCGATGGTGGATTTGGATCGTTGGAGACCTGTTCTTCTAATTCCGTGGGATCATACTTCGACACTTACACCGCATGGCTGAGAACCAATGGCTTCAAAACCTTGGTCACTGAATTTGCCTATGGCAACGATGTAACCTGCATGAGCGGCGTAGGACCGACGATCCCGGCCTACTTCACCACCAACGCTGATGTTTATCTCGGTTGGACATGGTTTGCCGGCGGCAACCTTGGTATCTACTACACTTATTATATGGGAGCGAATTATCATGGTAGCGGAGGCGATCCTCCGCAGCTTCCGGCTCTGGAAGCCAATCTAGCAAATACCTTCTGACCATTTGCTATCCCCGTATCTGCTCCGGCCTCATTCCCTGTCTCCATTCGACACCCCATCGAGCGCCACTTTAGCCATCTGCCGCAAGCGTGAAGTCGCCTCTGACTGGCTGGCGTTGGCAAGTTCGGTGACGACTTTTCTAAGCCGCGCAATCTCAAGATGGGCATCGCAAAGCATCCCCTCCCAATATTCCCGGTCGATTATTTCCATGCTCCGACTCTACTGATGACCGGGCGGACGACGACTGATGATCTCGCTTTGGGTCGGCTGCATCTTCTCGTCAACGGCGCCCTCCCAAAACTTGACGGCTGCCAGCATGTCGGCCTGATCCCGCGTCATGCCAAATTCGTCCTGTAGACGCTTCGATTCCGCAAAGAATGCCTTTTGATCGATTGCCATCATTCACTCCTGTTGTCTGCATTAGCAGGTTTTGACGCACAACTATCCGGCGGATCGGGAAGCGGCATCCAGTGGGATGGATGTAAGACACGTTTGAATCCGCAATCGTATCCCGAACCTTCGCCAAGCGATCCTGACGACCAATCATTGAAATGATCCGATCCTGGAAATTCTCTGCCGGTCTCCCACCATCCTATAATGATCTCTCCGCTGCCGGTGCAAAGCAGAAGTGTGTCATTCTTCGGTGCTGTCGCAATCGGCTGCCACTCGCATCCCATAATCGCTTTCTCCTATTTATCTGCATTGACAGGGGCATCATTGTAGATCGCATCTATTGTCGCTGGTCTGTAGATTTTGAACCCGCGCGACTGCAATTCAGCTAAAACGGCGTCCGCCAAATAAGCTGCCCAATCGCTCATCCAGTCGTCATAGCCATTCGTCCCCGCATAGTTCTCCGGGATTTCGCAGTTGTCGGCATGTGCAATCGCGAATGCTATCCCGTCCTTCAGAACTTCGTCGTCTGTCATTCTTTATCCCCTGCACTGACAGTGCTAAGCGCCGCTTTGATTGCGTCATGCATTCCCTCAAGTTCCTTGTCGGTCCATTTCTGGCGCTTGTAGGGAACATATGGCCTTTTGCCCCAATATGCCTCAAGAGCCGCCATGCACATCTTCTCGGTTATTTCGATTTGCATTATCGGCCTTTTCCGATTAGGGGTAGAATCATGGGTAGAACTCCTGAAATTACGAAAACACAAACGATTTCAACGCTATTTGTAGGACGCCATCTCCGATAGGGTATGTTTCAGGCTGTGTCTGCATGTTCCAAACGAGTCCGGTTTTCATCGGGTTTTTTGAATCGCTTTCAATTTGGTGTGCCCTACTGTGTCTTGCCGTTTTTGCCCGTTCCGGCTCTTAATCACGGGTAGGATCACGGGTAGATTCTCAATAAATGCCGCCAGCGACTTTCCGGTTATCACGGCCTTGGTGCCTATGTTCACCCGCACGAGCTTGCCCTCGCCGATCAGCCGATAAAGCGTCGAGCGGCTACAGTTGCCGAGCTTCACAGCAGCGTCCGGCAGATCATAGAGCGGCTGATCGATCGTCGGGCTGTTCATCGTGCGTCAATCCCGGATTGCCGGAGAGACCGATTTTGACGCACAGTTGGGGCATTGGACTGCGTAAGGTTCCCACTCGGAATCATGAACGACATAGCCGCGTCCGCCGCACGTTGCGCATTTATTCGGAGAGACAGGTACGCCGCGCACAGGGAAGTCCGCAGGGTAATTGCCATTCATGCTGACCATCATGCGCGACCTTCGGATGTCCCCAAGGGTAAGATGCACAGTCAATGCCAGCGGTTGCTCGTCATCGAGATCGGAATCGTTGATGTCGTCTCGCTGCGAGCCGTAGGCGGCAAGAACTCTTTGCATTACATTTAGCGTTGAACTGTCCATCTAATCCTCCTCCACACCGCTTGCCTGGGGCTGTCCCACAAGACTGAGTACCGCGGCGCCACGCGCCGAATCCTCAAGGCGCTCGGCTATAAGGTATTCGTGGACGAACCCATTATCTCCTTCGATCACGCGCGGTGCGCCGAGTTTGTCTAAGACAAGGTGAGCCTCGATTAACTCCTCAATGGCCGTATAAAACGATTTGTCTGTAAGCCCCATCTACGCCTCCTTTTGTGCGTCAAAATCAGTCATTGCGAAGAAACCGGGGTGCGGCTGTCATAGGATGCCCCGCAATCCTGGCAATGCCAGTAATCCCATGAGCCGCTTTTGCCGCCGCCAGTCTTTCTCAGGTGCTTGCAATTCTTGCTCTTCTCTTCGGCGCGATGAGCATCGCTGGCCGTGATAATCACATAAATAAGGTCGCGCCGTTCTTCTTGGTTAAAGATATCGCGGAACATGCCGTCCAGCTTACATGCAGCCTCATCCGCGCGATCGATCTCAGTCATGCTCATTGTGCGTCAATTCCTGTCATGCGAAGTCACCGCGTTGTGGTTGATCTGATCCGGCGACGGACACGGCCCGCAATATTCCCACTGATCTTCGCGATCGGGCTGCGACCACTTGCCCCAACCGTCTGCGCCGTTTGCGTGCCACGTCGCATTCCAGAAAAGCGGGATAGCCGGGCCGCCACGAAAGCGACGAATCCAGTGATATCGCGGAAGATCCGGCCACGGCGGAATATAGCGCCTCGGCACCAACATTTCGGGCATCTCGCTAAGCTCATGCTGAGTTAGTTCGCTCATCTGTGCGTCAATTCCTGTCATGGCGCGAAACGGGGCGACTGTCGCAGCCATTCCTCGTATTCGAGCTTTAGGCGCTCGCAGTGGCCTTCCAGCGTGTTACAATTTGGAAGGCAGTCGCGCGAGACGCATCCATCCCAAACCTGCTCCATAAATTCTGGTGCGAAGTCGCCATTATAGAGGTTGCCTTGCTGCTGGTTCACGATCGATCCCCATCAGTGGTGTGCTCGATGTGACCCGGTTGTTGGGCAAAACCCGGCAGTCGATCAACGACGCAGCTAGTGTGATGATATTTGACAATTCCGGTTCCATCCGGCTGACAAAAAACCAGAGGCCATTTACCTGGATTTCCAGCTATGCTGCTCGTATGTTCTCCGCAATAAAAACAAGGCCCATCGTGAGGGAACGAAATTGGTTGTTGGGCAAGACTCCGCAGGGCCGCGACTGTTGCGTTGGCTTTTCGAATATCAGACGGATCAAACTCCTCGTTGTCGATGAGGGCTTGAGCTTCGCTTGCCCATCCAAGCAATTCCTCGCGCGTCGGGGTCACAGGAGAGGACCCAGCCATCACCGGCTCCTTCGTGCAATAGCTTCGCGGGCATCGCGTTCAGTCTGAGCGCGTTCAGCTTCAATGCGTTCCAGCCGCTGCACACGGGCCTCGATAGTTGGTTCCTTTGGATGCGCCATGCCACGCTGGCTTTGATTCTGTGCAGATGCGCTGGCGGTCATTGCGAGCAAGAGCGCGGCGGTGAGGGTGGGGTTCATGGGGTGTCCTTCGTTAAATCTATCATGCTTATCCGGTTTAGACACGCGGCCCTAGATGTTGTGTCGTTGGTTTTTCCTGTCATTGTTTTGGCTGCGGCGCAGCCAAAAGCGCCACCGTGTCATAGCTGTGACAATACGGACAGCGCATTGTGTCGATGTAGCGTTTGCCAATGTACATTTCGCCCAGCGTGAACGTTTCCTCGCAAAGCAGGCATACACGCGGTTGTTTGAATAACTCGTTATTATCGGTCATTTCATGCGCCAAACTTCGGTGCGGGGTTTCTATTGAATGGATTTGGTCCAAGGTCGATGCATCGACCATTGTTGGCGCAACAGTCAGGATGATGGCAGTTATCGTCGTAACGCGCGGCCGGACATCCGATGTGCGCGTACTTATATGCAAGTCGTCTGCGCAAATCGTCCGAAATTTTTGGAACGATATTGCGGGAAAATGACTTTCCGCATTTCTCGCAGTTTTTTGTTTCGGTCATTTCTCAGATCTAAGAGTTATTGCCAATATAAAAGGGTCTATTTGTTTAGACGCCCACCAAGCTAGTTCTCCTTCGCCGAACGCATGTTGCTCACGATGGCAGCGACCACATAGAGGCGTCACCCACAAATCTGATGGCTTTCCCCAGCCGGTATGTTCCTTGCCGTAACCAAGTTCGGATGTCCTGACATGGGCGGCCTCTGTGCTTGTGTTGTCTCCACAAACGCAACAGGGCAAACTTCTAATATATTGAAGGTGTTTTTCATCTCGTTCGCGAGGAAGGCGTTGGCGAAGTTCGGTCATGCGCTCACCAGCTTCCATGCCTGATAAGTCGAATCCAGTTGATGCCAGAGGACCGTTGCGCGGTGCTTAGTGTTAAGCTCTGTGCGGGATTCGACATTGCAAATCAGCCTCACGCATTCGGCAACTTCTTGGGCCTCATGCCAATCGTCGGGATATTGCTCTTTCAGAAAGGCAATAAACGTCATTTCATTGCAGCGGATTCCGGCCTGTTGCGCTGGCTGCAGATCGCGCCAATCCCTGCGAGGCTTCTCAGGCTCAGGTTCATCCTGAGAAGCCTCTTTGACAGGGGATAATGCATTTGGGGTTAGCGCATAGCGTCCTCCTTTGGTTTCGTTGCTCCGCTCACTTTCAATCGCCGTAGAGCGGCCTGCCGCCGACGTTGCGGCTCCTGAAACTGGTAATTCATCTGATCCGACCTCAACCAACACCGCAACATATCGCGTTCCCGGAAATGCTTTGGTCAGGCGTTCGTCCATATCGATGCCTTGCACGGTGAATGCGATTTTCCATGTGCCGTCCTGCGTTTGGCGAAGCGAATCCTTTTTCGCTTCGAACGTGATCGCATTGGCGCGGGCGAGGTCGGCGGGTGTCATGTCGCATCCTGTAGGTCGTGGCGGCGAACAGCGTGCTGAACGGCATCCGTTGCGAACTGCATCCCATTCTTGCGGACCATCCGGCAAGCGACTTCACGCCAGCTACGCCAGACGTGGTATAACCGGAGCGCTTCGGTGATATCGATTTTGTCTATGATCTGTGACTCACAAGCTCTGCACATCACGCGAAACCGTTTTTCCACCGGACAATGAAACGGCCAGTTGCATTTGATGCATTGCTTGGCGAGGTGCATCAGGCGGCTTTCTCCAAGCCGTACAGGCTATTGAGTTGCGAAAGCTTGACGGCCATTTCCAGCAGAAACGCGGCGACTTCAGTTTCCAAGTCGGCAATGCGTGCCTGGTCGCGCATCACGCGCTTGATAAACAAACGCATGTTTTCCGGCATCCGCGGATCATAGGAAACGAAGTCGCACCATTGGCGCTCCGTACAGGCCATCTGGAATTGCATTTGTGCGATGTATTTTCCGGGAACTGCCTGACCTAGAAGTGTTTCCAAATGCGTTGCCGTATTCGGGCACTTGATCTCGACCAGTCCGTCAGCATCAACTAAGCCATCAGGGGAACAGCCTGCTTGGTCAATCTTGGGATGGGGAACAAACGCAATTTCCGCAACCGTGACCCCTTGATAGAACTCGTATGCCGAACGGGCTTCCGGCTCTGTCTCCGTTCCGTGTTGCATCGCTGCATTGGTGAATGATTCCGCAACAGTTCCAGTCAGACGCTCAGCAATTAGTTGAGCAGCATAGTTAGCTCGACTGGTGCTGAATCCGCTCTTGGTCTTGGCAACTACGTCAGATACGCGGGATGCCGTTACCTTGCCGAGACGGAGGGCTTTCCATTCGTCGGAGCCTTGGATTATATCGCTCATTTCGCAGCCCTCTTTTTGTTGAGCGCGGCAATGGCGCGGGGAAAATCCTTGGTCGAAATATGAGCGAAGCCATCTACCTTGAAGTAGCGGCAGAATGCTTCCTTATCGGCTCCGACATCATCGGCAAGCGCGATAAGCTCCTCAACTTGTTCCAGGGTGATAGCGTCAGCGGACTCAGCCTTTCCGGCGTCGTCATCATGAGCCGCCGCGAGGCCAAGCGCTGCCTTCAGCGTGTAACGCTCCAAATAGGTAACCGCCGAAGCAATCTCCTGATGGTTATTCTTGCCGCCTGACGTGTCCCTTCCAGCGCTAAGCGAGTTTTCCTCGCGATGGCCGTGGCCGGTGATGATGCAGGTTACTGTGATCTTGTCGCCTTCCTGCGTGGTGCGGAACCGATGGGCGAGGCCGAACTTCTTCAGGACTGGCTTCACGGTTTCAATTACCTCGGCCAAATCTTCATGGCGATAGGTAACAAACCCCGTGGGTGATTTCTGGCTGGGGTAGTTGACGAGACGGTTTTTCGCCAATGCAGGCATTTCGCCTTGCGCGTTTGCTAATGCCTCATCGAATAGTTTGCGCGACTGGTTAGCGTCCCAGCGCTCCTGTAATGCCATCAGTTTTTCAATAACCTCGATGGAGGCCCCGCCAGCGATGGCGCGATCAATCATCGACATTGGCGTTGAGACAGCCAGCGCAGTAGGCTCATTCTCCGGGATGATATTGACGCGCTCTAATGGTTTGGTGTTCACGACGATGACTCCATGATCTGACGGACTTTTTCTTGTTCAATATCGAAGGGTGAGCGCGCATCAAGGCGCTTCGCAAATTCATGCATGCGCTCGTTGGCCGTTAGCGGATCAGCACCAGCACGACGTTCTGCAGTGTAAAAATTTAACAGTGACTCGCTGCGCTTCACGGCTAGTTTGAATTTAGCGTCTGACATCATGCAAACTCCCGCGCCAACGCTTCGGCTTCATTCAAAAGCTCGGCTGTCACGTCCTCAATATAGAGACCGTCAACATGATGGATGAAAACGATGTTTCGGTAATTGCCGTGCGCAATGAACTGGACGACAGCGCGGCGAGTCGTTTCTGGAGTAACGACAGCCTCCATTCCGCGTTTGCCAAAATCTTCCATCACGACGAAATAGCTGTGGGATATCTTACTCATCACCACACCAAGAAGCTGAGAACGGCGACATACGGAGCCGCGAGCAGCGAGATGAGAACGGTGAACCCGTAAAACTGCCGATTGGTCATGGCGTCCATCCTTGGCATTGGTTTTGCCGTATAAGAGTGTGGCCTAATAGTTTTCAGCTTCAATTCGGCTGATATAGAAATGAATTCCGTTTGAGCATTCTTCCATCCAGCTTTCATCGAAACTGTCCGGCTTGATGATTGCGCCAGCGCGGTATTCGGTTTTATTGTCGTGCAGCGATATCGCGACTTCTGCACCGATCACTTCGATAACCTGCACGTATTCAGCGCGGCACTTGCGACCGAAAGCGTGTGAACGCTTCGCAGCAAACGGAATGAGAAGCTTTACGATCACGCCTTGCGCGCACTTTTTCCAACCAACTAAATCGCCATCTGGTAAGATGCGGGTCATCGCAATCGCGAGTTCGGAATTTTTGGCGTAGCTCAGGTCGGCGTAGCGCAGGTTGGCGTAGCTCAGGTCGGCGTAGCTCAGGTCGGCGGAGCGCAGGTCGGCGTAGCTC